GGAATTGATTTCAAAGGCAATTGGGGAGTTAAGAAATTAAGCGAAGCAATTGCTGACGCAGAACAAGCTTAGTAAAAGGAGGCGAGGTAATGACTATATTAGAAATTGTAAGAGCTAAAATTAAAGATGCGGCCATTACTGAGCTTGATATCCAATTAGCTATTGACGAAGTACAAATAGTAATAAAAAACTATTGCAGTATTGATGAAGTACCTGAAGGATTAAAGTATACATGGGCAAATATGGCAGCCGATTTAGTTCTTTACCAATATGCGTCAAATAATAGTTCAGATGATGTTTTGAGTGATATTGATGTAGGAGATGTTTCTAATATAAAGATTGGGGATACTCAGATTGCATTGCAAGGTAATAACTCAGAACGAGGTAAAATCTTAAAAAGTCATCGACCTAATTTAGACCAGATTGTAATGAATAATAAGGAGCAGCTAAATAGGTTCAGAAGGATGGTGTGGTAAATGAAATTATCAAGTTTTGGTAAATTAATCACATCAACCTATACTGATAAATTAAGTATTAACCGTTATACAGAAATTGATAATCCAGATGGTACCATTGGTATGGGAATACCGGAAGAACCTTTGTACAGTGATGTACAGTGCAGGATAAGCTTTAAACAAAGTGATAATCCGGAGAGTAATAAAGAAGATACTAATCCAATTTATATGCAAGTGAAAATATTCTGTAATTCTGAAGTTGATATTAAGAAAGGAGATATATTAGTAGCTCAAAGAATTGGTGATGATGGAAGCATATTAGAAACCTATAATGGTACAGCAAACTTGCCATTCAAATATGTAACTCATCAAGAAGTATTATTTGCTGAAGTAGGTGATGCCTAATGTCAATGGATTATAGACAGTTTGAAGATTTATTAGATAGCTTCAAGCAAGTACAAAAACAGCATGAAGCATTTCTAAGAAAATTTCTAACTGAAATGGGCATGAGAGCATTAGCTCAGACTAAAAAATTAACACCTGTAGATACGGGAAACCTGAGAAATAGATGGGAATTAAGTCAAGTATACAGAAAGGGTGATAGCCTATATATAGTGTTATTTAATCCAGTAGAGTATGCAAGTTTTGTAGAAGATGGTCATATGCAAAGAGCAAGATTTGTTCCAGGGTCATTCTTAGGAAATAAGTTTGAATATATAGAAGGTTATCCGTTTGGAATGGTATTATCAAACAAGTGGATTCCCGGCCATCATATGGTAAGAATATCAATCTCAAAGATTGAAAGGGAAATACCAAAGAGATACGAAAAAGCATTACAACAATTTATGAAGGGATTGGGGGCGGCTGAATAATGGTAGGAGAAATTACAGGCGAAAGCATTAAAAGTGCAATAGCACTGAAACTCAAAAGCAGTTTTGCTATAACCAATGGGTCACCCCCAGTAACTATATACCCGACAATCTATAAAGAAAAGATTGTTCAGGGGATGAAAAAGCCTTGTTTCTTCGTTTGGGTGATGGATGTTTCACAAGAAAAGCTCATGCGTAATAATTATACAAGAGATTATCAAATGAATATCCGATACCATCCTGAAGAAAAGGATACTAAAACTTATGAGACACTTTCAGATATTGGCAATAAACTATTGGACAAACTTACTTTGATAGATGTACCTATATTTATAGGGAGATATGATTCAGGTGGAGAACCAATAGAAGATAAAAAGCCAGTACGTGGAATTCAAATGAGCTATGAAATAAAAGAAGATGTATTACAGTTTTATGTAACATATAGTATTAAAGCAAAACAAATGGTTGATGAAGTTCCTGATATGGGAACATTGGAGATTATTCAAAACTAAGAATTAAAGGAGGAAAGAAATATGGCTGGTGGAACATTCAAGTCACAGAACAAAATCAGACCGGGCGCATATATCAATTTCAAAGCAGTAGCTAAACCATTATCCAGTCTTGGAACTCGTGGAGTAGTTACAATGCCAGTAGCTATGAGCTGGGGAGCTGAAATTACGGAATTGCTTAGCTCAGAATTGATTGATGGCAAGAGCTTACCAAAGATTGGATATACTGCGTTTAATGAAGAAAGTCAAATCTTTAGAGAGGCCTTAAAGGGTTGTTATAAAGCAATCATTTATCGTCTTGATACTGGGGGTACCAAAGCAACAGCATCACTTTTACCACTTACAGCTACTGCTAAATATGCAGGAATCGTTGGAAATGAGATTGCAGTAAGTGTTGTAGCAAACGGAGCAAAGTTTGATGTTATTACCTTATTTAGAGGCATTGAAAGGAATAGACAAACAGTTACAACTATTGCTGAATTAGTCCCTAATGATTATGTAGTATTTAGTGGAACGGGCAATGTGGTTGCAAACGCTGGAGTTACATTAGCGGGTGGATTAAATGGAACAGTTAATACTGAGACCTATTCTACCTACTTAGATAAAATAAAGGCGTACAAATGGAATACAATGGGCATTCCTCAGGATAGTTCAGCTGTAAATGCTAACATCATTACTTTCATTACTAATATGAGAGAAAATGTTGGTAAAAAGGTTCAGGCGGTTCTGTATAATGCTACTGCAGATTATGAAGGAATCATTACAGTTAATCAGGGATACAAAACAGTTGATGAAACTATTAGCCCTACTACATTCGTTGCATATATTGCAGGCTTAACAGCTGGTTCAGATGTAGATGCTTCAAATACCTATCATGCAATTAATGGTGCAGTTTCAATCGTTTATCCTGAAGGGGTTACACCTTATGGAGATGAAGAAATTGAAGAAGCATTGAAAGAAGGTAAATTAGTTCTTTCAACAAGACAAGATGGCGTAGTTGTCATTGAGCAGGATATTAACACTTTGCATACATTTACTCCTGATAAGGGATATGCGTTCAGCAAGAACCGTGTTATTAGAACACTTGATGAAATCAATAACTCCACAGCATTGTTATTTGAAAGAAGCTATATTGGTAAAGTAGATAATAATGATGATGGAAGAAATATTTTCAAATCAGATGTTATCTCATATTTGAATATGCTACAGAATATCGCAGCTATTCAGAACTTTGATAGTGCAACAGATATTCAGATTTATGCAGGAGAAGCCATTGATGCAGTAGTTGCTGACTTAGCAATCCAACCTGTAGATTCAATGGAAAAATTATACATGACTGTAATGGTCGGTTAATGAGAGGAGGAAAAATATATGTTTTTACGTGCTGGTGATACAATCAGTGGTCAAGAAGGTAAAGCAACATCTGTAATAGATGGAAATGTGCAAGACATGTTTTATGTTAAAACCTTAGAGGCTACTTTCGAAAAGATTAAAGCTGAAGTAAAAACTCTTGGAAAAAGAGGTACTCAGCATAAAGGAACTGGATGGGCTGGTAGTGGTTCAATGACAATCTATTATGTTACATCCATATTTAGAAAAATGGCACTTAAATATGCCAAGACTGGTAAAGACACCTACTTCAATATTACAATAGTTAATGAAGACCCTACCTCTACTATTGGTAAGCAGACGATAGTATTGTACAACTGTAATATTGACAGTGTAATCTTGGCTAAATTAGATACGGAGTCTGATGTTTTAGATGAAGATATTGATTTCACTTTTGATGATTTTGATGTCCTTGATAGCTTCGGCAATCCGGTAGTATAAGAGGAGGAATATAAATGAGTAATTTGATGCAGTTTTTAATTGATAATCCGGTTGATAACCTTACAGATGAGGTAATTGTTTCCCCAAGACTTGCAAAGTTTCCTTTCAAGATTAAGGGGATGGCTGGCCCGGAATTCTCGGAATACCAAAAGTTATCTACTAAAATAGGTAGACACAAGAAAGTGGAATTTGATAGCAAGGTTTTCAACGAACTTGTTGTTTTGAACCATACGTTAGAACCTAATTTTAGAGATGCTGAAAGTATTAAGAAAGCAGGATGCCAGACACCTGAACAGTTCTTATATAAGAGCTTACTTGCTGGTGAGATTGCAGAGCTTTCACAGCAAATTTCTTCATTATCAGGTTTTGACCGTGATATGGAGGATACTGTAGAAGAAGCAAAAAACTCCTAAGGGAGGGTGATGGTGAAACGTGGTATGCCTATTATGCATTAAATAAATTCCATTGGGAACCATCACGTTTTGCCAACCTCCCTTTCAAAGAGAAAGCAATGACTATTGCAATGATTGACGAAAGGTTGGCAGAAGAAAAGAAAGAGAATGCTAAAATAAAGAGGAAAGGAGGTCGCAGACGCTAATGGCAACGGTAAGTAATACAATTACAATGAAAGATAAAATGACTCCTGTTCTTAGGACAATAATTAAATCAATGCAAACAACAGTTGATGTTATGGCAGGAATTGACAAAGTAAGTAATACAGCTTTCCGTAAAATGCAAAGAGATGTCCAAGCGGCTTCTGATGCTCTTGATGATTTTAATCGTGGGGCAGAAGAGATTGTTCCAACAGCTCAACGAGGAGCTAATGCCTTTGCTAAATTGAGAAATCCATTAGTTACTGCGGCATCCGCTATATATACTATTAAATCAGCCTTGCAGGGGTTATCATCGGTAACTAACGTCTCTGACGATTTTATCTTGACCAACGCAAGGCTTGATTTAATGAATGACCAGTTACTTACAACCGGAGAACTTCAAGATGCAATATTGGCTTCAGCTCAAAGGTCAAGAGCAGAATATGGAGCAACGGCATCATCTATTGCAAAGATGGGTATTTTAGCAAATGATGCTTTTAGTAGTACAGAAGAAATTGTAGCTTTTACTGAACTAATGAATAAGTCATTCAAAGTTGGTGGAGCAGGAATTCAAGAACAGACATCAGCAATGTATCAGTTAACTCAAGCAATGGCTGCAGGTAAATTACAAGGTGATGAATTTAGAAGTATAATGGAGAATGCTCCAATGCTTGCTTCTGCAATTGCTGAATTTACAGGTAAGTCAAAAGGAGAGTTAAAAGAAATGTCCTCGGACGGCTTAATAACCGCTGATATCATTAAAGGAGCAATGTTTGCTGCAGCTGATGATATCAATGGTAAATTCGCAACAATGCCAAAGACATTTGGAGATACTTGGACAAGTGTTAAGAATCAAACATTGGAAGCTTTCCAACCGGTTATCGAACGAATGAATGAGTTTGTTAACAGTGATGGCTTTCAAACATTTAGTAACAATGCAATAAGAGGAATTACGTGGGTAGCTAATAAAACAGTTGATTTGATGAATTTAGTTACTGATGTGGTGGGATGGGTAAAAGATAATGAGAGTACTGTAAAGAATGTACTGTATGGAATTGGAGCTGTGTTAGGGGCGGTAGTTATAGCAAAGACGGTAGCTGCAGGAAGTGCTGCAATTGATATGGCGAAGAAGTTTCAAGAGGCTGGAATGATATTTGGTGTAAGCTTTAAAACATTTGGTATCATAGCAGTTATTGCTTTAATAGCAACCTTAATACTTTGGATAATTGATTTATACAATACTAATGAACAGTTTAGAGATAAAGTACAACAGGTATGGGCTGATTATGGAGATGCTATTATTGCTACGATAGTGGCTATTGGTGCAATCTTTGCAATGATATTTTTTCCTACTATTTCAGCAGCTATTGCAAGTACCTTAACACTTATGTGGACTACAATTAAAGCTGGAGCAGCAATGGTATTAACTTGGATTCAAGTAGGATTAGCTTTCTTAGCAGCTCATTGGTGGATATTATTAATTGTAGCAGCAGTAGCGTTGGCGATATACGCTTGGAACAATCTGGGTGAAGCAGGTAAGATATTAGCCATTATCATTGGAGCTATCATAGCAATAATTGCAATATGGATAGTTGTACAGTGGGCTTTAAACGCAGCATTAACCGCTAACCCTATTGGAGTAATAATTATGGCGATTGCAGCTTTAATTGCGATTGTTATAGCGATTGTACTTTGGATAATGAAGTTATGGGAAACTAATATGGACTTTAAATATGGAGTAATTAAGATATGGAATTCAATTCTTAATTTCTTTGAACAGGTACCAATATTCTTTCAATGGGTAGGAAATGGTATTGCAGATGCGTTTGGATGGGCGAAGGTGCAAGTACTTGATATATTACAGAGTATGGCAAATGGAGCAATTAGCATAATCAATGATTTGATTGGGTTACTAAATAAAATCCCTGGAGTAGCTATTGACCCTATACAACAATTAACATTTGCAACAACTGCGGCCGCGGAAGAGGAAGCATCAAAGCAAGCAAGAGCTGATAGTTTACAAGCATCTAAGGATAAAGCGGCAGCCAGTGCAGCTGAAAGAGATGCAAAGATGGCAGTGGATAGAGCTGCAGATGAAGCAGCACTTGCAAAGAAGAGAGCTGAAGCCGAAGCTGCAAGGCAAGCAAATGAAGCTAAAAAGAATGAAAATGATTGGTCTAAATATTTAGATAATCAACCAGAAGATATTGATTGGAGTAAATATGCCGGAGCTGCGGCTAACCCAATGATAGCTGGTGGAGATTTAGATAGTGTTGGAAAAATAAAAGATGATGTAAGCATCACAGATGAAGACATTAAATTGTTAAAAGATGTAGCAGCTACAGAATTTGTTAATAAGTATACAACATTAAGACCTGAAATGTCTGTACAATTTGGTGACGTAAGAGAAACAGCCGATGTAAATAAAATACTTGGAGTCATCGAAGATATGGTTGAAGAGGCTTATGCAAGTGTATTAGTAGGGGAGGGAGCATAATGGCTATTAGATTTTTCTTTGAATTTAATAATCAAGTTGTTCAACTTCCAGTTAATCCGGAGGAGATAATGATAAACTCCTCCGGCAATAACAAAACAGAGGAAATTGTAAAACTTGGTGAAATAAATTTATTACGGCAAAAGAAACTTGAAGCCTTTATGATAGAGTGCTTTCTTCCAACTGATTCATCAGCTCCTTATGTATTAACAAAAGGGAAATTTCAAAAGCCTCAATTTTATATAGACTTCTTTGAACAAATTAGACAAGAAAAGAAACCATTTAGATTTATAGTTAGTGATACTAAAATTAATATGTTAGCGGCAATAGAGGATTTAGAATATGGTTTGAAAGCTGGAGATGATGATATTCATTATAGCCTATCTATAAAGGAATATAGACCCTTTTCTTCAAAGGTGGTAAAGATTACATTACCCGCTACAAAAGCAGAACCAGCAAAAGTAACAGCTCCAGCACCGGAAAGGCCAAAGACTGGATTTGCTATTGGCGATACAGTTATTGCAAATGGTAATTATTGGTATTCAAGCTATGGAGCAAATCCTCATGGAACATTTAAAAATTTTACTGGAAAGATAAGTCATATTGTAGCAGATAAGAGTCGTAAATTTAGATACCATATTACAACCCCAAGTGGAGGGTATAGAGGATGGGTAGCTGAAAATCAAATATCCCATAAATAGAAAGAGGTGAGTTAATGAATATAGAAGCGATTGTACAAGATAGTAAAAGTGGGGTGGCTTATGATATTAGTGAATTGATTACTAATGCTACATGGGAGACTACACTCCTTAATCAGCCCGGAAAATTAACCTTTAACTATATTGACGATACTAAAGTGACTATAAATGAAGGCTCACCTATTTCTTTCAAAGTGGATGGTAAGGGAGTTTTCTTTGGCTATATATTCAAACGAGGAAAAAACAAAAATGAAAAAATTTCAGTAACTGCTTATGACCAGATGCGTTACTTGAAAAATAAAGATACCTATGTATTGGCTAATCTTACTGCATCGCAGGTATTTTCTAAATTATGTAACGACTATAAATTAACTCATCAAGTTGTGAATAGTAGCCCTTATATTGTATTACCAAAACCACATGATAGTAAGACATTATTTGAGATTATACAGCATGGGATAGATGAGACCTTAATCAATACCGGAAATTGGTATATGATAAAAGACAACTTTGGTAAACTGGAATTTATTAGCATTAACTCCTTGAAGACAGATTTGTTTATAGGAGATGAAAGTTTACTAATAGATTTCGATTATGAAAGCTCGATAGATGATGATAGTTATAATCAGGTTAAGCTAATAAAGGAAAACAAAGAAACAAATAAGCGTGAAGTCTATATAGTAAAGGATAGCAATACAATCAAGCAATGGGGATTGCTGCAGTACTTTGAAAGTATGGATGAGAATGCAAACGAAGCTCAAATAAAAGCAAGAGCTGAAATGATTTTGAAACTAAAAAATAGGGTAACCAAGAAATTAAAATTGGATTGCCTGGGAGACCTGAAGGTAGCGGCGGGCAGTGGTATAGTATTAGGAATTAGCGATTTACAAAAAGAGGGAATTGCAATAAACCAATATTTCATGATAACTAATTGCTCTCATACATTTCAAAATGATTTGCATACAATGTCCTTGGAAGTGCAGGTGAGTATCTAATGGCAGGAAATAAATTAGTAAAAATTATGCAGGATGCAGGAAAGATGCCAACTGGGGAAACAACAGATTTACTATTTGGGGTAGTGACTTCGGTTGCTCCCTTAAAAATAAAAATAGATAGTAGATTTGAAGTAGATGAAAAATTCTTAATTCTATCAGCCTTGGTAAAGGAAACAGTAATTAATATACCAGAAAGAGAAGAGAATAAGCATTTACATGTAATACCCCAACATACTACATCAGCTGCAGGAGAAGGGCCTCATACCCATACTATCCAACAAATGAATACTTATTCAGCATTACCAAGTATTCTTTTATGGCGAGGATTAATTGTAGGAGATAAGGTCAGAGTATTAAGAGTAAATCAAGGTCAAATGTTTTATGTTATTGAAAGAGAGGAGGGAATTACATGATACCCGAGCAAGAAGTAAACTTAACTAATTTAGAAGTGGTCAATCAACCCTCATTGACTTATCGGTTAGATTTTGAAAGAAAAAGACTTAGTGGAAAAATTGATAATGAAGATGCTATTATGCAGTTAGTTATGAAAATCCTATATACAGAACGTTATGCTTATGTAATATATAGTTCGCAGTATGGGGTTGAGTTAGATAGATTAATTGGAAAAGAATATGATTTCATTGTATCTGATTTAGAAAGAACTATAACAGAAGCACTTCTTGCTGATGATAGAATCATATCAATTACAAATTTTACCACAGAGCAAACTGCAATAGATAGAATGTCCGCTTCATTTATGGTTAATTCAGTAATAGGGGCAACAAATATTAGTACGGAGGTGCAGATAGTATGATTGGAGATTATTTAGAGCAATATACCTTTGAATATTTAATGGAGCAAGCATTAACAAGAGTTCCTGATACCATTGATAAAAGAGAAGGAAGTATTATATATGATGCCTTAGCTCCAGCTTGTTATGAGTTATCCGAATATTATATGCGATTAAGAAAAGTATTACAAGATACTTATGCTGAAACCGCAAATGAGCAATATTTGGATTTAAGAGTAGCAGAGCAGGGAATAAAAAGATTTGAAGCCACAGCAGCTGTTAAAAAAGGGGTATTTGAAACAGCCAGTGGAGCTCCATTAGAAATTGAGATTGGAAGTAGGTTTTCTACAATCTCAGAAACCGAATCACTAAACTATATAGTTATAGCTCCTTATCTATTAAATGATGTACCGGTTGCAGGAAGTTACCAACTTACATGTGAAACAATTGGAACCATCGGAAATGCTTATGTAGGAAATTTAATGCCAATAAGCTATATTAATGGATTAAGTTCAGCGGTGATGACAGATTTGATTGTTCCAGCAAGAGATGTAGAAACCGATGATGATTTAAGAGCAAGATATTTCTTAGCATTAAATGATAAACCATTTGGTGGTAATCTCGCACAATATGATGAAGTTTTAAAAAATATAGAAGGTGTAGGAGAAGTTCAAATATATCCGGTTTGGGATGGTGGAGGAACTGTTAAATGTAGTGTAATTGATGCTTCATTTAATACAATAACTACAGACTTTATAAACGTAATTCAAGAGCAATTAGACCCAAGTCCTCAAGGAACTGGATTAGGATTAGCCCCTATTGGACATATCGTAACTATTGCAACAGCTGAAGAATTAACAATAAATATTGAAGCAAATGTATTATTGATGGCTGGGTATACAAAATCTCAGGTAGAGCAACCAATTAAGGATGCTCTTGAACAATATATGCTAAGTCTTAGAAAAGCATGGGGAGTACCAAATGATTTTAATCAATACATTCTTGGTGTTTATATATTAAGAATAAACGCAGCGATACTGAATGTTGCAGGAGTTTCAAACGTAACTGGCACAACAATTAATAGTTTGGCAGCAGATTTAACTTTAGTGGAAACAGCAGAAAGACAGGAGCTGCCTATATTAGGGGTGGTGACTTTAAATGTCTAATACAAATTTAGCTAAATATTATCCGATAATATACAAGGGTGTGCTTGAGACCGACCATTTGGTTTCAACTGAAAATGAACTATTTGATGAATTAGATTCCTTAACATTGGAGGCAGAACAAAATCAATTTATTCTTACCTCCAATGCAAGAGGTCTAACAATTTATGAAAATATGTTAAATATAATAGCAAATCCACAGTCAGATAGTATACAATTTAGAAGAGAGAGGATAATCAATCGTTTATCCACTGCTCCACCCTTTACAATAAGAGAGCTTAGAAATAAGCTTGACCAGCTATTAGGGGAAGATAATTATATAATAGATTTAGTACATCGAGAATACAAGCTTAATCTAACTACTTATATTGGAGTTTATGGTAAATTAGATGAAATGCTTAGAACTCTATTCGTGATGATACCGGTAAATTTAGAAAAACATATTTTAAATTTACTGATTCAAGAAAAGCAAACATCCTTATATAGGGGTCAGGTATTAGATTTATCGATGGAATATACATTAAGTGCTGATATCAATTTATCATACAATGTACAAGCTAATGAAAAGATTGGACAGGCAGTTGATGTATCAAGGGATTATTTATTAAGTAGTGATATTGTAAGCAGTACAACCGTTCAGTCAAACGCTAAAGCAGGCTCAGTTGTAAATGCTGGAACAATATATGAAATTCAATAAGAAAATAAGGAGGAATAAATTATGGCAAGTTTTCAAAGCACTGTAATTACCGAACGTGGTCATAACCTGATGGCAAAGATTGCTACTGGAAGTACAAAGATGAGCTTTACTAAAATAAGAACATCTGATTCCATTCCATCGGATGCATCTTTGCCAACACTAACTGCTTTATCATCTATAAAGCAGACCGTTGATATTAGTGGTATTACAGTTATTAATACCGCAACGGTAAAGGTTAGCGGGGCAATTTCAAATGCAGGATTAGGCACAGGTTATTTTGTAAGGGCAATTGGTTTATATGCTCAAGACCCTGACCTTGGGGAAATTCTTTATTCAGTAACAAAAGCGGTTGAGGCAGATTGGATGCCACCTAATAATGGTATAAGCTCTTCAAGTCTTATGATTAACCTATTAACCGTAACATCAAATGCGTCAAATGTAACTATTAATATAGACCCTGCAGCAGTAGCAACCATTGCTAATATTAATGCCTTAACTTTAGAAATCAATAATGTTAAGGGATTTGTTGGATATGGTGAAAAGGGAGTACTTGGTATTGAGTGGGATGTAGTTAATAAAACGGTTACAAGATTGGGAGAGGCTATTGGAAAGAACCCTGGAGCAGACTTCGATATCTACAATATGTATGGCAATAGAAAAAAATGTATTGTAACTGACACAGGTGTTCGTCTTGCTTACTACGGTGAAACAGGATATACAGAAACAGGCTTACTGACACAAGAACTTATCGTCAACACTGTCACATATCCTGTAGGCACAGCAGTTCAAGTAATGGTGGAGCAACCTGCATTCTGGTACAAAGCAGTTCCAATTGATTTCAAAGCTATTCCTGGAAGACGTGGATTCAGTGTGCAGAAGATAAGATACTACATTTCAGAAACTGCAAGGTTTGGATTTAAGCTGCATCCTGCTTTTTACACAAGAGAAGCATCAAGAAAACCTGT